CCCCTTCAAACCACACTTGGCCTTCTTGCGGATTGGTTGGAGCCACTGATGAAATTACTGGCAGCATTGTTTGAGCATGATTGGCTGTGGTATTTGCAGTATTTGCCTCATTGGCTGCCTGTGTAGCTGTAGTTTGAGCAGTATTTGCAGTAGCATTTGCAGTATTTGCTGTGGCTTGAGCAGTGGCAGCATTTGTGTTTGCAGTATCTGCTGTTTGAGCCGCTTGGTTAGCTGTGTTTTGTGCAGTGGCAGCTAAACTTTGGGCCGCAACAACAGCCTGCTTAATTTTCGTTAGGTCGTACAGATTATCTCCATCAACCAACGGTTGATAATCACCAAACACAGCTGTTGACTTGCTGGGATTATCCAGACAAATGTCCAGTTCCTGCACGTCCGTTTTTAGATAATTGCTGTCGTCCGGGTCATTGCTAATCAGCCGCACGGTATCGCCAATAGTAAGCGTGTTGGGCACGTAAGCCAGTGCTGTGTCAATAGTGGTAGTTGGTTGTGACTGCGTCGTCAGCTGCGCAGTGAGCGCTGTAAATGCCGCCTGCACGCTTTGGATACTGCTGCCGTCAAACGTACCGATGATGTAGGCCGCCCCTTGGTTCAGGGCTTTGTTTGTGGTCTGGTCGTACATGACATATGAATCTTTTGGCTTGGTGAAGCGGCCATCGTCACTGGTGTAGGCCTGGCCGAAAAAAGCATCGTCAATACTGTTGCCTTTGTCATCATCCTTAGGTAACCCGGTGATTTCGAGCGCAGTGACCAATGTGTTAACGTCCACGGTCTTGGTGATATTCGTGATATTGTCGCCGTAGGCCAACTGGATGTCGTTGCGATCGCTTCCGAGCCGATGCAAAATATCGATGTACTGGTTCTTAACTTTGAGACCGTCTAACTCAATCCTAAAATCCAGAGCGCAGTCGAAAGCGTCCGCAATACTGTACAATCGTGCCAGCACGGTCGATTGGTCAGAAAACGCCACTGTGTGCAGTGTAGCACTGCCCAGTTCGTCTCGGCCCACAACCCAGTTCAGCCCCTTCACAGTTTGGCCAACGTAGAAACTTGCTGGCTCCTGTTGACTCGGTGCCGCCTGGGCATCGACGAGGCTCTGGTTGAGGGTGATCGAAAAGGCTTTGGCAGTAATCTGGAACGCCTTGCCGTTCGTGTCATAAACCGCCTGGCTGATTTGGAACCGCCAAGGGCGGCCATTCAGCACGAACGTCAGCAGATTGAGCTTGGTCATATAGGCCGCCGCTGGATCATTCGCTGGAATGGAGTACGTCAACACTGCTAAATCTGTCTCCTTGGCCCACTTGAGATTGCTGTCATAGTAATTGCCCGTGGACCCGAGCACCATTTCGTTTTGGTCTTGTACGTAAATCGTTGGTTTGGCAAAACTCAATTCATCTATTTTTCTCACCTCCTAGATGTATCGGGGCCGCAGCGTCGCTGTGACCGCTGGCATCTTCCTACCGATGGTATTGTCAATATTGATTTCGGTCGTTGAGTTGGCGGGCACGATTAACGGCTGTGATGTTGGTACCATCGTATCCAGCGCTGGTACACCATTAACGAGCACCGATGGTGCAGATGCGTCCGAGTTGATGTCTACCGTGCTGTTTTGCTGAAATAGATTATCCGTATGCACCCAATTGGTGTCGTAACTGGTCCCAGTCATCGACATCACGTGCGTATAATAGCCATCACACCCGCCAAACTTGCCCGTGTAAAAGTTGATCCCAGCCACTTGCTGGTTAGCCAAGTTACTGTATCTTAACGTCCGTGCCCATGGTGCCTTGGTATAGTCATTGCGAAAACGGAAAGTGAAGGCATCGCCATCCTGCTCCAACTGCAAGTTACCAATAAACTGTTCCATGATCCAACTGGTGTGCTGGTCATCCGTCCACGTGTTAATCACATCGTCGCCAATCCAAAGGATCAGTTGCTGGTATTTGTTGGCCCAATTTAATTTTCTAAATTGGTACCCAAACACGGGCGCCCCATTGGTATCCACGGCAAACATCTCGGTGTAGCCCAAGACTTGATTTTTGAGCGGATAGTTGAGCATGTGATAATTCACTGCCCAGTGTGACCGTGGTTTGTCAAACGGCACATAGAAGCTGGTACCGTACAGTGCTTGCCCACTGGCCCCGCTTGGTTCGGCATAGTTATCCGGATAAACAAAGCCAACACCTTTCCAGCTGTCCTGTTTCCATGATCCTTTGAGTGATGCGGTAGAGCTGACTTTGCCTGGATACTTGTTTTGGATCAGCGTGTATGGCGTCCAGAAATAAGTCTCAAACATCGTACTCCCCTTGTCGCCATCAGCGGTCACTTGGCCATTGGGATTGCCGACAGCCACGCCTTGACCGTTAATCGTGGCCGCCAAATAGCCCAGATCATCCACCACGGCGGCAGACAAGTCCACGGGTGCATCGGCAGTGCCTGGATTGGTGATACTCAGTGTTTGTCCATTAATCAGATACCCATCTTCCCCGCTCGCCGGCGACCACGTCATATCCGGTGCTTGGTCGTTGCCTTCATCCAGGGGGACAGCCTTGGCGTCTGTAACAGAGACGCTATCCGTATCCGGCACGCTGCTCAGCTCAAGCTGTAAATCAATAGTATGGGCTTGGCCGTCTGCAAACGTGAACGTCTCGTCTAAGTCCTGCGGGCCGCCATTGCAGTTGCCTGTGATGATGCTGTCGCCTTGACTGCTCTTTAATACAAACGATCCTGCCGATCCTGAGCTAGTCACTGTTGCCCGGACCCGCCACTTTTTGGCTGTTACAGCAGACCCCAAATAAGCTGGTTCTGCGCCATCATTGCCATCGCCAAGGCCTTGCAAGATCATCGGCACAGCAGTGTGCAGCAGTTGATTATCGCTCTTACTGGCTTTCTCGCCGGCATTGGTAGCTGTGACCATGTCAGTGGCGTAAGCAAACGGATCATAGCAAGTAAACGTGATTGTGAAGTCAACAGTGACCGCTGTTTTCGTCAGCGTATTGGCACCGCTAGGAGCCACCCTCTGATAATACCGGCCGGGCTCGTCTGGCGTCTCTAATACGCCCAAATCACGATTTAGTATTTGCCCAATTTTGTCAAGCTTAGCCTGCTGATCACCAAAAACCCGCCAGGTCGTAGTGATCTGACGGGTGCTATATTTGTTTGACAGCAGCATCTGTCCAGGCGTCAAACCGATATCCACGGCATTGTCCGTTCGGTTGGGAAGCAGACTGTTAGATACATTAATCAATCGCGCATAATCGCTAATATTCGTCAGTTGGCCCAAACTAGGACCAAACATGACTGCGTCGTCAGTTGCCAACAATTGTCACCCCACTTTCTTTATATGTGGCCCGGCTGATCAGCTTTTGCGAAGATTTTAACGCTTCAATATGCTTGTTCGTATATGGCGCCATGGCTTTGGCAGAACTGTCTGGATCGAAGTAACCCTGCAGGTTGAAGGTCACGCTGGACAATAGATCCTTCACATCCGCTAACAGCTTACCTTCACCACTGTAATTGTGTTGCAACAGGTTAGCTCCCACGGATGGATCCATGCCGCCAGCCAATGATACTGACGCTTGGGTTGCGTCTTTGCTGCGCATCGCCTGAGCAAAGACACTTTCGGGTCTGGTTTTGGCTCGCTCAGTGATTGCTGCAGCCAATAATTCATCCGCATTTTCTTTAGTGATATTAACGACGTACTCCGTCCCGTCTTCTGCGATCACGGCCGGGGTCTCTTTCGTGTACCGACCGCCCATCGCCATTCGTGGTGCACCAATGGGACCATTGTGTTTCCAGTCCCACTTATACATACCGCCCCAAGATGGATAGGTGACATAGCCGATGGAATTTTGCCAATCCGAGTTGTTGAAGAAATGGACAAAGTTATCCAAAACACTGCGCCGATTGTTGTGTCCCGGAACGTTGTAATAAGACCACGTGCTAGGGATGTATTGCAACAGCCCCACAGAGGCCATGCCAGCCTTTGCATTATCATCGGTCAGGTTAGCAGCGCCAGCATTACCACCTGATTCACTCATGGCAACATTGGCAAGTGCTCGAATAAACGAGTCTGACGGGTCCACATGCATGATTTTTGCAGCTTGACGCGCAATTGACTCTAGCTCCGGTAAAGACTTCATTGGCCCGCTGCCGGCGGAATCCTCGTCATCTTTTGCTTTCTTGAACAGAGAAGAAAAAGTGTCTGAAAATCCCTTACTAATTGCCTTTACGGCATTAGACCCGTAGTTAACACGCATTGAACTCATTTTCCCGCCGTCATTTTTAGTCACGGCATCGAATCCGACATGATCTTTGATCCAATCCCAGGCACCGGAGACACCCTTACTGATGAACTTTGTTGCAGACCCAAACGCATTTGCAATCGATGAGCCAATTGATCCGGCCGTCTTTTTAACCTGTTCAAACATATCCGAAATGGTTCCAAATATCCCATCGGCATGATGTGGCAAGACGTTCGTCAACTTTAGAAATTCTTCAGACTGATTGTGTGGGAGGATGCTCGTGCCCGCAGGAATAAATGTAGTTTCCATTCCCCGCAGACCAAGTGGAAATACCCCAAGGCTAGGGTGATGGGCCAGCTCAAAGCCTTCCTCACCAACCACAGCCATTTGGTCTTCAAGAGTACCACCAGTACCAGTTGCATAACGTTTCCAATGTCCAGACGGTTTCTTTCCCCAGAGCTTGCCAACCCAATTCCAAGCATCGATTAAATGATTCCAGGTGCCTGCGACATCATCAACAAATTTGTCCCATGAGCTTTTGACGTCGCCCGTCTCTGTATTAACAGCATCTTTGTGCTCACCAGCTTGCTTGGTGGCTTGACTAACGACCTGTTCATGCTGTTTCTTGGCTTTTGAGACTGTCTGACTTCGTTGTTTCTCAGCAGCATTCACTGTATCGTCCCTTTGCTTCGTTGCATTAGAAACAATATCCTCGTACTGCTGTTTTGAGATCGTGTGGTTTTGGTAATATTCCTTATCAGCGGCATCAGTAGTTGCTTTGAATTTCTTGTCAGCAGCGCTTTTCGTCTCTTTATAAGTCTTGTTAGCGGCATCAACAACGGCATTCGTCTGTTTCGCAGACGTGGAAATGACTCGCTTCAGCTCTTTTTGTGACAGTTTTTGCTTAGATTCAGAAAGCTTCTGCAACAGGTCTTTTTCCTTACCTGCATTGACTTTCAAGTTCTGATAAGTGTCTGCGTCGGCTTGCTCCTGCAGATTCTTCATATTCTTGTTATGAGTCTTCTGCGACTTTTCAAGATCCTTTTGCTCATCAGACTTGGCCTTAGCTCGCGCTTTGACAACCTTTTTAGCGGTAACCTCATCAAACTCAGCCAATTCAGCCTGGGTGGCACCGTTTTGAACCAGTCTAGCTCGTTGCTTGGCACGGTCCTTTTCGACTTTTTCAGAATCGGTGGTTTTCTTCTTTTCATACTTAGCGGTAATTGCCGCCTGCTCTTTATAATAGCGTTCGGACTCCTTCTGCATGTTGGCATAGGCGCCCTTCATGTTTTTAGCCCGCTTACCGTCGTTCTCTTTTTCCTTGGCTAAGGCCTTATCTGCTTCCTTTTGTGTCATGAATCCCTCGCTGACCAACCGAGCCAAGTCTTGTTTGGATTTGGATTCCTTTCCCTTGTAGTACGCATCCACGTCCTTACTCATTTTGGCATAGGTCTTCGACATATCATTTCGTAGCTTGTCGGCATCCTTGCCGGTTGCTGTACTGAGTAAAATCATGTCTCCGTTAAGCCTGTTCATACTACCCTGATATGACTTGGCGAATGCCTTGACGCCGCCTTTCAACTTGTCAGTAGTCTTGGAGACACCATCATCAAGTTTAGGATGGAAGGCAGACTCAACGCCGTTTTGCATGTCCTTTCCCAACTTTTTGCCTATCTTGCTTCCACCTAACGATTTGCCAATCTTCTCGCCCAATGCTGAACCTGCTAGCGCACCGATACCGGCGCCCACGGCTGTACCGACTGGCCCCGCAAAAGTACCAACAGCAGCGCCAGCTACTGCACCACCAGCAATACCGCCGACGCCGCTACCAACCACGCCGCCAGCAACTGTTGATCTTTCCTTATTTTTAGCAGCGCTCAGCTGGTAAATTCCATCCGCGACAGTTATTGCAGTGCCAAGTCCCGCAACTGCTTTTAGAGCTCCTCCAAAGCGTCCGGCTACCTTTGCACCCTTGCTGATCTCCTCAGTGTCCTTGGCAAGAGCGCCGCTTTCTTCTACTGCTGACTTATTGTGGGTGAATATGCTCATGAGCCGTGAAACAATACTTTGTTTGGGCTTTGCCTCGCTGGCCATTCGTTCTGCTCGTGAGGCATACTGCTTAATTTCTGTTTCGCTTTCTTCAGGAATGCTGACCGTTTTTGCCCGGTGTTCGCCAGCAGATCTTCCTCCTCCAAAGCTGGGAATATCATTGCTACTGTTGCCGCCTCCAGAGATGGGGGCGTTGTTATCCGTTTGTGGAAGACTATTTGTCCCTTTTATTTCCTGACCGAGTTTTTTGATCAGGCTAACTGCTTTGGACAGCAAGCCAATCTTCCCTGCCCCATCACCGATAATCAGGTCAATAAATCCTTTGACAGGCAGCATGTTTGCTGCAGTCTTATAGGCAATAATGCCAGCCGCCAGATCGCCAAAGAGCTTAGGATGCTTATCTGCAAAATCAGCAATGCCATCGAGCAGCGGTTGAAGAATCCGTAGACTGTCCGCGAAGGCAAGGAATGACACTTTGCCCAGCGCGCGGCCTGATTCGGCAGTCGCCGTGAAAAATGTCTTGATTTGCGTTGCATGGTCCGCGATCAAATTGCTTAAGCTTGTCACTGTATCCGCCAGCTTGCCCATCATCATGTCCAGCAGTTTGGTACCGCTGGGCAGGTTGAATGCCTTGCTGAATGCAGATGTAATGGTATCCAGCCCTTTGGTCATCGACTGGCCAAGCTTGGTGAACTCCGCGTCCGTATTTTTATCCTGCACCCACCGCGAAATCGCGCCCAAAACCGGGTTTTGTGCCGTCATAAACGGCCGATAAATATCTCCCATAAGTGCAGGCATGCGAGACTTGATAACCCGAGTCATACCGGGAATAGTTTGCATCAAGTTTTCTGATGCTTTGCTATATTTCTGCCCTAATTCTTCGATAACGGCAGTGGCGTCTTTAGCACTGATCTTTCCTGCACTCATTTGTGCACGAAGATCAGTCATGGTCAGCTTAGAATTATGCTGCACCCGTTGCTCATACTTCAGCATTGCATCGGCCATCATGGGAAACGCATCAGTTAACTGATTGAAGTCGCCAAGCTGGACAACAGATCCAGATAGTGTATGTGTGAAGTCAAGACCGACCTGTTGAATGCGATCACTAGATAATCCAATCGCATCACCCATTGTCAGAAAGGCGGAAGTTAAAGCTTCGGTTTTGGGTTGGTTATCAAACACATGGTAAAACTGCTGGTTTAGTTCGTTTACCAAATCAGTATCTTGACCAAACTTCACTGAGAGCTCATTGGTCATATCAACCATGGCTTTGCCCTTTTCGGCATTACCCGTCAGTGTGAGCCAAATGGCATTCATTTGGTCCTGCTGTTTGTCGTATTCGACGCCGGCCGCGGTGGCTTCCTGTATTTTTTCCTTTAAAGTCTGCCAGCCATTTGAAATTGCATTTCCAATGAAGCCACCAGCCATGGATCCAGCTATGATTTCCCTAAGATGACTGAACTTATCGCCAGTTTCTGCTGCTTGCGCGTCAACTTTTTTAAGTGATGCAGTGGCTTCATCTTTGGCTTTAATGGTAGTCTCAACAGTTTTGGGAACAGAGCCAACGAGCTTTTTGAAGTCAATTGCCTGACCATCTTCTACTTTTGCCAGCAGCTCGACCTGTTTCTCTTTGGGAAGACGTTCCAGCAGTGTACTGAAGTCTTTTACACCCGCTTCTTGAGCCTTTGCTATGAGTTCAGTTTTGACCTCTTTGGGAAAACTGTCCAGGGTGCGCTTAGCCTTGTCTGTGTTGTCCTTGATGGACTCATCCATCTTGTTTCCCGCTTGACTGCCAAAATCATTTAATATTTTGTTGGCCTGGTCAGTATCACTGATCAACTGATCCTTGCCCTTCAGAGCAACTTCAATAGAAATCGTGCCATCTGCTGCCACGATAAAACCTCCTTTCTTTATTTAGCTGCGCTAGCTGCCCATGCTGCAAAGAAGTCAGCAGCATCCGATGAGTGCTTCGCATTTCGGTATTTATCCAGTACATAATAATTTTGTAATTCCACCAAATTGGCCAGTTCCTTACCATCAAGCCCCTCTCGGGATCGCTGTCGAATACCCACTATCCGCATAAAATAAGACGAGCTGGGAAGGCCGTCTAACATGGCACGAAATTTGTACCAGTGAAGCTTCCCCAATTCGTCTTCCAGATCAACACCATAAAATGCGCGAATACTTGACCATATCGCCGGAGCGTCCTGAACATACGAGAAATACTCTTCAGGTGTGCCACTATTGACAACCGCTGTGATTTCTTGGCCGTTTTCTGAAGTCGTTTCGTCATCCGACGAGTCACGGTAAGATTGTTGGCTTATATACTGGTTAATCCATTCAAGCGCTCGCAACCGATCGACTGGGCCAACTTCGTCAGCATTTACAAACATATGCCAGCCGATTACTCCTTTTTCGGAGTCGTCCTTATCCTCACGATCAAGCAATTCATACCAGCGCAGCACATTATCAAAAGCAAGATTGACTCGATATGACTTCCCTTGGCATTTCCAATCCCAAGGCAGTGGCTTGGTCAAGCTAATCATTATCCTTGTTGCCATCAAACGCTGGATACTCTTGGTCTTCAGCATCCTTCAGTGCTTTGTCAGAAGCACGCTTGACAAGTCCGAGCACAAATAGTAGTCCATCTGTGCTTTCGTTGAGATCGTGATACAGTCGCTCAGCTTTATCTTTGCCGATCGTGTCTTCAAAGAAGGCCATGATGATGTCGCGTTCTTGGCGGATGGTGTTTCTAACAAATTCCAGCTGCTCATCAACTGGCTTTTTGTCGATGCTGTTGTCTTTTTTCTTGTCGTCATCGACCAATTGTTTGACGAGTGCGTTTGCTTTGACCCACGCTTCACGCAATGCTTGCTGCGTTTTGTCGGAAAACCGGAATGTATAAGTCTCACCTTTATAGCTCAGATCCTGCTTAGTGGTCAGAACTTCGTCCAAATTGATCACATTGCTCATAATTTTCTCCAATCTAGCCGCCCGGCTATGCCGTACTGTCCTATTTCGAAGGCGACATGAAATCATTATTCCGCAGTTACAGTCACGGACGAGGTGGCGCTCTTACCGTTATCGTTCGTTGTTACAGTAATAGTGGTAGATCCGGCAGACACACCGGTTACAATGCCACTAGGGCTGACAGTAGCAACTGATGAGTTGCTAGAGGCATAGCTGACAGACTTGTCCGTCGCATCTTCGGGACTGACTGTAACTGTTAATGATGTGGTTGCTCCCACTTTTACGCTCGCTGTTGCCGGTGTCAGAGATACCCCGGACACCGTTACTGTTTTGGGGCCGCAGGAGTATAAACGGGCTTGCCGTTGAATGCCAGAGTGAAGGACATCGTTTGCTTCGCGCCAGGAGCACCACCAGACGTCACGATATTGCTAATCGTAACCTGGCCAACAATTGTTGAACCATCTGGCTGGGTCCACCGAGCCAACGTCTTCAGATCATCGCCAATATCCAACACGTGGCTGGCAATATAATCTTGGGCAGCGTCCCCTTCCAAGCGGTGGCCCGTATATGCCAACTGGAGACGTTTGCCAGTGACATCAGTGGATCCATAGCCTTCGCCATCGTAATAGACGTCATTCGCAGTTGTTTCGTTCAGAGAAGGCGTGAAGTTATTAATACCTGATGCCAACGGAGCAAAAGATGCATTGGTAATATCAGTCGGATCTTTGGACCCCTTGGTATCGATTTCGAACTTGTTCTTGAAGTTAAGTGTAAATTCGCCGACTTTTGTCGGAATTGAGTTATCTGCCATTAAAAATCACTCCTTATATTTGTTTGATGTAACGTTCAACGCAACATCTAGGGTGTATACAAAAAAGCCACGTGAATCAGCTTGGGTGATGCTCGGTTCAGACGTGGTTTCAATTTTTTCAAAGTGGAAATCATCAGACGGAAGTTCCTTCAAGTGTTTAACAAAATCGGAGACTAGCCACATGATTGTGTTGCCCAATTGCTGGTCCTTCGTACGGATAGCAACTTCGTAGTAAAGCCGAGTTTCTTGATTGCCGGCGAAATCTTCATCAACCACCGACCCGTTTTTTGTCGGATAGATTGAAAGTGATTCATCAGCAGAAAGGAAGCCCATGCTGACTTTCTGGGGCATGTCGGGAATCGTGTTAATTGCATCCGTCAACGTTTTTAAGGCATTCATAAATCAAGCCCCCTCAGATAAGCGTCACGGATTCGTTCCATCTTCTGATCATTTGCCTGAATCATTTTGTCCCAGTGAGGGCCTGTTCCCTCAGTCGTGTAATGCCGAAAAGTTACTTTGGTGCCATCTTTTTTGGTATACCCACCGTTAAACTGAGCTGCCGCATAAACACTATTAAAGTCGACATTCGACCCGTCTGGTGTTGCGGTTTTGCGAAGATCTTCGTGAAGCATAGGCACGACGCCGGTATTGTAATCAGTCAGTTCCATACCGAGCTGAGTAGCAGCGGCTGTGAGCGCTTTGCCTTGGGCTTTTGGCCCAAGCTTCCTCATCAAATCAACGTCAACTGTTACTTTTACACCCATCACAGCACCTCCAATTCGTAGCCCCAGATGTCTGGCTTATCTGAATCCTTTAAGACGTTGACCGTAGTAATGGTGTACTTGCGATTGTCGAATTCGGCAATACCCTCTAGCCACGTATCATCTAATGCAGGCATGCCAGGGTTGGCGGCAGTCCGGATATAGATGACTGCATTAGCCACAATTTGGCGATCGTTGTTCGTGCCAGAATAAACGGTTCCTCGGTCGATACGAACATTCCCCAGGCTCACTGGTGGACCATACATAGGTTTTTGCCAATCATCATGGCCAACCACCTTGGTAAGCACAATAGCGTCGTTGTACGCCACCAGAAAGTCCATGTCATCGAACATATGTGACACCCCTATACAAGAGTCCGGTACCGCTCAATGCGGCGAGAGCGTCCGCGCTGATTACCGAATTTACCCGATTTCCCACGCCATTTTGGTTATTCGCCCATGACTTGGTGACTGTAGTCTTACCGATCGTCTTGGTCTCACTAATAGGCTGATGGAGAGCCTGCTCGGTGGTCGTGATTCCAGAATCAATCATGTAAGCAATTTGACGGATAACCGCCCGCTTAAACTTACTTGCACGAATTGGCCACGGGTCAGCATTGATATCGTTGATTTGATAGAAATCACGTGTCTGATCATCCAAGTACTGACTCGCCAAATCGGCGATCTGGTCAAAGTTGTCAGGCAGACTAGGCTCTGCCACGTGCATAGCATCCATGAATTCCTGTTTAGTAACGTACGGAGTCATGTCATCACCTCTCAAAGCCGCCGGGCTTCCCCCCTATTGTTAATTTCGATGGCGACAATGTTCTTAATTTAAGACACTATTTACCGGATCCCGAACCGGATCCCGAAGATGAAGATGGTGCATTAACAACCAGCGCCTTGGTATCGTCCTTCAGCCAAACACTATAGTATTCATCAACGGTGATCTTGGTCGTCTTGTAGTCAATATCACGTGCAGTTTCAACTTGCACGCCACGCTTCATGTTGATACCTAAAGCGCCCGCCTTAACAGCCAAGTAAGTACCAACAGGAATCTTGCGGGAGGTAGCAATCTGCCAGCCGAAGATTTCACCGAGTACACCACTGGTCAGAATCTGATCGCCAAGTTCGGATGCACGTGTGTAGTCGGATGCCGCAGCCTTGCGGAGCTTGTTGTAATCCTTCAAGTTCATGTAAAGCACGCCACGGACCGGTGAAGAGCCTTCAGTGTTGAATTCGCTGGTATCGTCTTCAAAAGTTGCCTCGATTGCATCAATCAAGTCAAGATCAGGAGCCGCATGGGTCAGTGTCAGACGGGCGTTCAGCAATGCGGTAACACAATCATTATCGACCTTAGAGCCAATCGCCATGGAAAGCTGGTTAGCCGCTTCCGTCTTTGGATCGCCAAGGCCAACCTCAACAGCGAAGTCAGAAATTTCTACCCCTTTACCGGCTCGCTTGATCGTCGAAGTGGTCTTGCTGTTCTGCATTTTTGAATAGTCAATGCTATCGCCTTCAGCAAAATCAACAGCATCACCGATATACTTCCAGTGCGGAACCGTGATGGTGTCTCCCGGTACACCTACCAGAGTGCTGTCAACAGTTGCGAGAGGCGAAAAAGTAATCGCCTGTGGAAGCCGTGCCGCAATCATCTGAGCCATAACCTCAGGAATAACCATTGCGGACTTGTCAGTCGTTTGTGCATTTGGAAAAGCCATTCAAATCATCCTTTCTTATTCTGCGTGTGTCATTTTCGCTGCTAACTGATCATAGGTAGCAGTAGCTGGGTTTAGAGTTTCGTTTGCATTTGGATCAGGATTGCCAGCGACTGTAATGGCGGGCGTGTCATTTGGCTTCGGTGCCTCTTCGGTTTTGAAGAGAAACTTGCTACTGTCATCCGACTTGAGTGCTTCGAGCTGCTCATCTAATCCGGTAACATTTCCCTTGTCATCCAAGCCAAGTTTGTCCTTGTCAATCAGGGCCGATGCCGCTTTGGTGTTCAACGCACCGGCTTTAACCAGAGCAAGCTCGGTCTGATAACCCAGTCGTGTTTCCTTGAGCTGCTTAGAAGCCACGTCATCCTTCGCCTTGTTGTCGGCTTTGAGCTTGTCGATTTCAGCCTGAAAGTCCTTGTCATCCTTGTGGGCTGCCTTTAACTCGTTCAGTTGCTTGTCCGAGTCGGATGCACGCTGCTTCAGCGCATCCCGTTCTGTCGTCAGCTGACTGACTTGGCCCTTCAGTTCATTAACATCGGCCCCATGGAGTGCCATAACCTTTTCAATTTGCTCGTCCGAAAGCTCTAATCCTTTTAATTCTTCACGTTTCAAAAAAATCTCTCCCTTACGTGTTTTTGACGCGGTACGACCGCGAATTGGGTAAAACAAATAGCAGTTTTACGACATGCTTGGGTCAAATCATTACATGAATGATTTCTCTCTTGAATAGTCCCGTGCTAGGAAGTTGTGATCCTTGACCAACTGCCGCAATGCAGCTTGGTTGTTCTTTATCAACTGTTGGTAATGCTGCTGCCCTTGGTCGTCTTGCATTTTATTGGCCAGTGCGGCATTTGCTTTGTACTTCCGCACGCGGCGCTCTAGCGTCCGCTGTTGCTGTTGAACGTTGCCATTGGCAATGGCCTGTTCTGGGTCAAACTGAGTGAAGCTGTTGGTGTTAGCCCCAGGAACATATCCCCATTTCTGGTGGCGGCAATTAATACCAAATGTTCCGCCTGGTTCACCGTATCCGTGATGGTACAACGATTCAAACCATTCCCCGCTCACGTCAGACCTAAACGACTGATAACGTGTAGTCACCGTCCTACCCTGAATTGGCGCACATGCTGGCCGGCTCGCAGCGTGACTAGACATCACAAATGTGTCGATACCGTAGTCGTCTGCTGCTTGATCTCGAACTGCTTGAAATGCTCTATTGCTCGTGGTGGTGATCACTGTTCTCGCGTAACTGTCAATAGACCACGGATGCGCCCCCTTATCAACGAGTACGGTTTGAATGCCTTTGTTACGCCATGAATACACCGTATCGGCTAAGGCTCTGGCAGGCGTTTTAATGCCCGTTATCACCTGGGCAGTGGTTTCCTTGACAATCTGCTGATAAGTGCGCATGGCTGCATTCTCGCCGTAATTAGTGGTAATTAGTGTCTGATTAACGTTGTTATCCAGATCAAGGAATGTCTGTTTCAGATAGCCATTCATCATTTTATCGATGCTCGGGCTTGGCTTGATTTTCGTGCCCGTTGCCCTTCCTAGACGAGCATATTCGGTATTAGCGATCTGGATGCCGAAGTCGTTAAAAAGCTGGCGGAGTTTTGGCTCGGCTATTTTTGTTGCCTGGCTCACTTCTTTGATGGTAACTTCATTAACCAGATGCATCTGATTAAGCTGCTCCGCTTGCCATTGCAAAACATGGTCCTTGTCCAGCGGGAATGCTCCATGATTCTGCAGCCGGTCAACGAACATTTCGAATATTGATTGCTCGAGCGAGCCATAAATATCGCCAATGGTAGCCTGAGCGATACTTAATTGGTAGGGCGTTGCTCGCGGCATCAGCTATCACCGTCCCCGCCAAACAATCCTCCCTGTTCGCCAGACGGCAACGTAGGCTGCGATTCTGCTGAAGCCTCTTGGGCATACTGTTCTGCCACATCGTCCGGCACATCAAGCGCTCTAGCGATGGCAACACGCTTTGGCACGAGTCCCGCAGCAGCAGCTTTGATCCAGTAATCAAGGCTTGCTGCCTTGTCAGTAAATACACCATCGTCAAAATCAACCGTCACCTGGTCACTCGTTGGAATTGGGCCACTATACAGTGGTGCGCCATCAACAACTGTTGCACTAGCCAGTTCGCAGATCGATACACACAGTTCCTGGATAGCGCGTTCCACCATTGTCAGATGACTGTTTCGTGTCTGATACGTCATACTGTTCTCACTAACGACTTCTGTCGCCGTTTTGAGCCCCTGGTTATCAAAACTGAACGTCCCAGATGACAAGCCGACCTGCATTTCCAAGGTCTTAATGAATTGATTTAGCGAGGCAATGTAATCCTGGGACCTAATTGGAGTGGTTAAGTCGGTAATTCCAACATTATCTGGGTCACCGGGTACGCCAATGAACACATTGCTGTCCGGATCGAACACTTGCTTTGGCGCCTTGCTTGGATCATCAGCGAATACAACATCAGTCATTGCTTCTGAAACCGCTACATGCCGCTGACCCATCTTGATTTCCCAGTTGAATTGGTCGTAGGCGTCGTTAATTTGTTTCAACGTACTCAAAGCATTGTCACAAATGCCGACGCCTAGCGGGCTAGTAATATTCCGGTTGTTGAATCCAGCCGGCTTGAGATACGTGAAGAGCGGTCGAGTAAATACTGCGGGGTCCAGTTGGGCCGTTGGTGCCAAGTTGGGGTACAACACGCTCAGGTCGACCTTAATACCCACATTGTCAGATGTTTCCGACCGATACAGCTCATTGGTTACCGTGTACTGGTTCTCGCTCCACTCGTGGAATTCCAAAAGCGTGTAGTACACATTATTATTTCCCTCAGTCTGAACTGTACGAGTTGCGATGGCCGCGTTGGTTACATCGTTAGTATTTGACCGTAGCGGAAAGAAACTCGGAGCCTGCACCCACGCCAGCTTGACTTTTTTAGTGCTGTAATCAACGTATGGGCGGATTGCAATGCCTCCAAGTGCCAAGCACGACTCAAGATAGCGCTCGAAGTTCTTGTTGAAGTCGTTATCATCAAGCACGCTGTGAATAAACGTGTCTGCTTCGTCTGGCTGTTGATAATTGATAGCCTGACCATTTTCGTCGCTCTTCGCCGGTCTGGTCTCAATGGTGATCTTGCTCTGCTCGTTGTAAATTATCGACGCCATCCGTCGGCAAATGACCTGCATCATATTCAAAGTCACGTATTGCCGCTGACGCTGATCACCATACATGTTGATATACTTCACATTCGGAAATTGGCCCTCAAAATACTGTTTGTCAAGGTCGATTCTTTTGTATTCGCGTGAGTCAATGCTGATTTTTGGGTGGTCAGTGATCTGTCCTAGGTTTTGCACTACGCCCATTGCTGCGCCCCCCTTTCTGAATAAATTTTTGATTGTTTCAATTAGTCCCACGTCATCACCTTCTAGCGTTTAAGCCCAAGCCTGCGGGCATTGTCCATAACCATGTATTTGAACTCGTCAACCGTATGGTCATTCTCCTTGATCACCTTGGGATCGTCGGATTCCATCGTCTTTTCGTCCCATTGATAGTCGCGATGTTGCTCTAGAAACACTTTATTGCTTGGCGTATTCAAAACATAAACTCGTCCCTGTGCGAGCAGGTTTTGAACGTAGTCGATCATGTCGGCCTCTTTGAGCTTGCTGACTGGGTGCCAGTAGTCGTGATAGTCGAACACATATTGATTCCTGATTGCGCCTTCGGCAGAGTCGATTGTCTTATTGCCAACGGACGCACCCGGGTATTGCTTGCATATCTTAACGATAAAGTCGTGCATATCGCGCACCAGGACGCTTGGCGGCCGCTTGTGGCTTTGCCCGGCAGGCGAATAGTAATAGGTGTCCAAAACGATAATCTTTCCCTGTGCTGTAGCCCCATACGCTGACAGGGCCGTTGCTGATTGCATGTGCCCAGTATCGACCGAAAATAGCAGCATCATGATCGGGTCATTATCTGGCACGTGGTCGACGACGTGGAACAGGTTCATGTTGTAGACGTTTGTTCCAAGCCCAATGGCTTCGCCTAAATACAGCCAACGGTAGTAGTCATAGTCGTTGGCTTTATACTTGTCGATCAGTCTAAGCTGCTGTTCGTCAGTGAACCCAAGATCATCATTCAGGTAGGTTGAAGTGTCAATGAAGAAGTCTGAATCTCCTCTCACACTATCGACCCACTCGTTAATCCAGTCATACGGATTCTTCGGCGGGTTATACGTGTAGAAGACTTGAACCTGATCAACCCATGGTGATTTCTGGCGAATAAAGGTTGGATTAGTTTGGTCAAACACTTCAGCAGATTTAAAGTTAGCTGCTTCTTCATACCACACAGCAATCACGTTACGAACGGTGTTAGACTTCAGCTTTTCAGGTTTATCACCGCCATAGAAGTAGAATGTGCTACCAGTTCCACGATGCGTTATGCGCATAGGCGATACGTTGAACACAAACTCGTCTGTCATTTTGAGCATGTCAATTGCCCAACCGATTTGGCTGTATACAGTATCACGCAAGTTAACCGTGTTCTCTCGAATGACGATGATGTTTGCTTTATGGCCTTCTTGCGCTTGCCTTTTCAGCATCATGACAAGCTTCAGACTAACTGTCGATGATTTAAATGAGCCACGACCGCCGTTAAGTATCAAATACGGTGCCCTTGAATGCCAAAACGGATAGAAATGTGGTTGCACCATCTTGCTTAACTTAATCATCTTCTGGGACGTCATCGACAATCACCGTCCTGTCTTGCGAATCTGCATCAGTAAGCAATTTGGCCTTAGCTTCCGCAATATCCGCTTCAGCCTTGGCCTTGCGTGCGTCTTCTTTGGCCTTGGCGGCTTGTGCTTCGTTAAGTTCTTTATAGGAGTTATCGCGGAAATACTCCGGCATTCGATTACGAAGCCAGAAGGTCATCGCTTGCACGTTTCCATTTTTGGCTGACTTAATTAAGGCGTTTACCACCACAGCATCCACCACTTCTTTCCCTTCCTCTATGGTGGCCGAAATGGCCGGATACTTCTTCTTCCATACTTTGAAGGTGGAGTAGCTAATGCCCATGTTATGGGCAATCTGGGGCTCTGACAGGCCCAGTCGTGCCCAGTTATTTAGTACGGCCAGCTTCGGCTTTGTCAGCCATTTCTGATACTTTCCTTTTGCCATTACATGTTCACCACACTCCCTCTGATATCGTCATATGTCACCGGGCGGGTTCGAACCACCGACACAGGGCATGAATCTGCGTCTCGCTCCATCTTTGACAGCAACAAAAAAGCGAAGGCTGTTGCGAGCCTCCGCTTGTATTAACATCTCCTTTTGTCCATTTTCCCGATGGGGAGATGCCTATTGCGTGAGAAGGAATCGAACCTCACCACGTTTATGCGACTTTGCTTTGATCAAGTGATGGAAACTGTGCTAACAACTTCCACATCTCGCTCATTGCTTCGGACTTTTGACCGCGGAAGGATTCAGCGTTATTCCATTCGCCTGCTTTGGCAGCTTGCTTCTCGAATGCAAGTGCACGGTTGTAGCAACCTGCCGCGATGTTGAATGTTTTTTGTGCTTCTTCTTTAGTCATTTTGTTTGCCCTCGTTTTGTTATTTATTACATGTTCATAATAACTCTTAGGGTCGATAAAGCAAGCTTTCCCGTCGATTTATTTCGTTATTTTATCAGCTTTTTTGCCAGTAAAATCTTCCCATCGTTTGATGATCACATCAGCATATTTCGGGTCTAGTTCCATTAGGTATGCGTTGCGATCATCTTGCTCGCAGGCGATCATCGTGGTTTCTGATCCGCCAAACAAGTCGAGAACATTATCGCCGGCCTTGGAGCTGTTTTTGATCTGATAGTCAAAGAGCGGTACTGGCTTCATCGTAGGGTGCAGTTTGGACGCAGTCGGTCGATCAAAGTTCATGACTGTGGTTTGCTTACGGTCAGAGTACCAAGCATGCGATCCATTGCTCATCCAGCCATACAGGCACGGTTCGTGCTGCCACTGATAGTCTTGGCGCCCAAGCACCATGCTGTTCTTGCGCCACACGAGCTCTTCACGTACGCTTAGCCCGGCCGCCTCGGCAGCGGACACGAAGTTCACCACTTCCGCACTGGCGTACCAGATATAGAATGCAGCGCCGGCCTTCAGGTTATCTGCGGCAGCAGTAAAGGCTTTGAACAGGAACTCGTAGAATTCATCGCTGGCTTGATGATCGTTTTGAATCTTCATCTTCTGTTTTGTCTTGCCTTCGTAGGCCACGTTATACGGAGGGTCAGTAAGCAGCAGATCGGCCTGTTGCCCCCCCATCAGCGCGGTGACTTGATCCGTGTCGGTGGAATCTCCTACCATGAGGCGATGCCGGCCAAGCTGGTAGATGTCACCAACTTGGCTTGTCGGCTCTTCAGGCGGTTCAGGATCGAACTCATCATCGACAACTTCCTTATCATCGTCGAGACTACCAAGGTCGAAACCAAAGTCAGTCATATCAATGTCGTCGATGGCATTCAGTTCATCGTCCAACAAACCCATATCCCAGTCGGCAAGCTCGCCGGTTTTGTTATCAGCTAGGCGATATGCTTTAGCCTGTTCTTCAGAGAGACTTTCAGCGACGACAACGGGCACAGTATGGAGTTTTAACTTTTTAGCGGCCTTCAGACGCGTATGCCCGACGATAATAACGCCCTTTTTATCCACGACGATGGGTTGTTGCCAGCCAAATTCTTTAATTGAGTTTGCAGTGGCATCGACGGCATCATCATTGTTTCGTGGGTTTTTACCATAGGGTTTGACGTCTTCAATCTTCCATTCTTCTACTTTCAAAATGTACCCCCTGTTCGCTGTACAAAAATAGCGGCGCAAGGCCGCTTATGTAGTGCTCGCTCGCCCATTGTCAGCTGGGATCATCGCAAGCTGTGTCCGGTCGCTAAACTGGACAATGAGGCCAGCGGGAATCGAACCCACATACATATGCCGTTCATATGCTTTACCAAATATGGCCTCTGTGCTGTCCATTTATCGTCCCCTCAACGGTAAGAGTGGCTTTTAGCCGTAACAGACGATACAGCACATTGCGTTCGGGCTATTTGACCTTGCGGCCCCGAATACGTCAATGAGACGGTTGCCAGCAGGCAAAATGTCGATGATCTTTTCTGCTTTTTGGCCCTTATTGCCAACATAGGGTAGCCCGCGCTTCCATTTTTCTGATTTTTTCATATTATCTCCAGTGGATTTTTGCAGTGCATAAAAAAGACGCCCTTTGCAAGACGTCTTCCTGTCAAAATTCCCGGTCTTTGGGTGCCGGTTTGTTTGATTATGCCCGCATGAATTAAGTGAGTTCAGTTTTTTGCGGACAGTTATCTACAAGCCTCCGGTCACGTTTTCCGCCGTGCCTTCGGTAATATCACTGGTCAGGATTTGCACCTGACATGATGATTACCAATTGGTAGTCAGCCAATATGATTTCTGATCGTAACCAGATCATCTAACTAAGCGTCTACCTATTCCGCCACAGTGATACGTCACGCCCTCCATATGGGTCATCGCATGACTTTTTTTGCCCCCGGTATAGCTTGTCGATTGCAAGAAGGAGTGAGCCATACCACATCCTTTATATAGAATTTGAGGGCAATGCGGCGACCGGGAATCGAACCCGGCTTTCAACCACTCGCCGCGCCAATCGATGAAAGGAGGTTGCATAGAAGAAAGCTTTCGCAGGCTGTCCTTCAAATTGGCACAATACCATAATACGTCCAAATCACTCCGGTTTGTGTCCGGTTTGTGTCCGGTTTGTGTCCGGTCTTTGTCCGGTGTTTGTCCGGTAAATGTCCGGTCTAGAATTTGCTGACGACGAGGCTTCCTTGATAATTCGGCCACCATTCAGCAAACGCACATAGAGCGTCTTTGACGGCTTCGTAATACTGGCTGGACTGATAGCCCACACGTTCCATTATCACGTCGTCAGGCAACGGTTTAAGCACCACGTAGCGCATCTTAAGAATGATCGGCCATTTGTCATTGACTGCTGTTTGGGGCAAAAGCGTGTTGATGATCTTTTCGCACCTATCGCAGAATTGCTTGTCGTCATTTTCCAAATATCCAATGATCTTATCGTCCGCATGGTTTTCAACCGACGGGCTTCGAGGCATACCGTCCATAGCTGGTGATGCTAGCGTGTTCCCACGGCTCATAGCCATTACCTTGCGATTCGGGTACTGGATCAAGATTTTTTCCGCATTCACTGCTGTTTTATCCCTGTCTACTCTCGAAAACCGTTGTGTTACCCGCATCATGGCCACTCCCTGTGCTATAATTTATTTGCATGAGTTAAGCACACGTGGTCGCGGAAGCGGCCTTTTTTGTTACCTTAATTCGTAAGTTGGTAAGCATCTGAATTTAATCTCACGCATCAGCTTCGTCCTCCCAATGTCCACTGGTAATATAGCCTGGCCCATTCTGAATAGCTGTAACCGTACCATCTTCAAAAATCACGTTACTGACGATTCCAAAGCTCTTTGTATCAGAAATGCTATATTCCTCAATTTTGACCACTTTACCATGATCTTGATACACGAACCGGTCATTCTGAATATCGAAGACAGGCAACTCACCAACCTTGTAGCCGCGATACCGATATGGGTTCTCGACTTCAACGGAATCCTGTACCCAATGTTTACTCATTTTTCCGCCTCCATCCTCTTGTTTAGCCATTCCACAAATGGCTTCATGTTTTCGGCAGAAACGCGGAAAAACACCGTGTTTTCATCTTCCACTACGCCTGGCCCGTCAAAAAGGGTCATGCTACCGTCGTCGTATACTACTGCACGAAAATCATCATCATCTAAGCCGAAATTACTCGGTAGGATCAGCACTTCATTGTTCATTTCTCCGCCTCCAATTTCACGATTTCTCCGGTTTCCTCAACGCGCCAGACACCTAGCACCCATGCACGGGCAAAGGTGTCGCCCTTCTCATACTCATCAAAGCTTTTACCTGTAAAAGCCCAATTCTCAAAAGCTATACGATAATCGCTCATGGCATGATTGCCAACCTGAAACAAGAATGATATTCCATTGTGTGCTAGTTTTGAATCCTTAAGGTATTCTCCAATAATACGGGGCAACGTTGGCAGATCATCTGGTAAGGCGGCGGCATAACGTTTAAGTGCATCGCCGAGGTAGTGGTCAATTGAATCTGGTGATACATACATGCCATGACGATGTTTATTTTTGAAGTTACGGAATTTGTAGCGCACTTCATCGAACACGTCCCGCTTCGTCTCATCGCTCATCGTCAGTCACCTCTCTGTTATCGGAAATCGCTGCAAGTGGGTTTTCCTTATCCCACCAGAACATGCGGCTACCTGCAGTCATATCAAGAATCGGTCTTGTCATAGTGTGCCTCCACAGGTTTGATAGCCTTAACCCATGCGGGTGCGGAATCAATATCCGACTGGCCGACGGTGTAATGGTTAAGCACTGCGCCCCTGTCATCATTTGCCGGCCTCACATCCCAATCTCCTTGGGTATCTTTAACTGCGTATAGATTTGTCAGGTCGTCTCCCGTCTCTTCCATTGGTAACACGAACTGTTTCTCTGGCTCTGACACCCAGCCATAACGCGCGGCATCAACCAATTGAGTGTAAGAATCTTTCGTGTTGGCCCACCAGTTAACTAAGTCGTGGTATTCAAGGCTAGATGGGCCAATAGTTGATATACGGTTTAATGCATAATTAGCACCTGACCAATCATTTCCCATCGGATTATATGAAGGATGATAATGACTAACTAGCTTGGTCCATTGTTCCCCGGCTTTCCGGGGCAAAACCACAGGCTTGTGCTCAACCTCGATGGCGTCAACAGTAGCCTGCAAACTCCTAACTAGCGCCACTTTTTGATTCCCTGTTAACGGGTCACCAAGCCTTGAGGCTAGTTCCAATCTTCCAGCAATGTATTTCTTTGCGTCTTCCTTATTCATTGTCTTCATTCTCCTTGCCTGTTGATCCGAATCCACCAATGTGACAGCCGTTTTTACTGTTGTAAACAATAATTGCCGACGGAAACGTTGCCCAGAAAGACCTGTTCAGGCACATCGACCCGATCGCCGGAGATGTAATGATGCGGATTGGCGTTTGTCATCTGTTTGACGGTTACCTCACGCATGACCGATCCCTCCCAGCTGTTTAATTTCTTGAGCAATTGGCAGGCATCCCCGTTCTTCGAGCAGATCATAGATAAACTTCTGGCCCTTTTGTGTCCACTTAAGCAGCGGATGCACACCGTCATTATCCAAGTCGGAGAAATTTTCATAGGCCGCATATCCACAATCGGAATATTCCTGTCTAAGCACCCAGACCTTGCCCTGGCGGTATAATATCCTAGCTTCCTGCAACTGCTTGTTGAGCCAAATGGCTGACTTTCCATAGGATTTGGCAATGACAGTCGTGGTCATCAAGCCAGGGTTATGCATTTGCAGGTCAAAATATTGCACCTTCGGCAGCATCTTGGCTTTCTCCTCTTCGGCATCGGCCAGCATTCGCAACGACTCGGAGAACGTCTGTGGTAGGCGATAACCGCTCTTCAGTTGAATCTCCATGATGTTAAAGGCTTGGATATATTGGAGCTTGAAGTGCATCGCCTTCGCTCCTGTGAAACCCATTGCAAGCAACGTGAACCCGTCCCGATTCATGTAATAAACGGGATATTCTTGTCTGTTCTGTTCGTTGATCATTGTGCCAGGCACGAACATATGTGGGGCTTGCTCAATTTTGGGCAGACCCTCAACAAGATGCCGAATATCACGCAATACGTTTCGGTGATCCTTTCCAAACACTTTTGCGACCATCATGCTACTAGTTACAGCTTCCCGGTCATGCATAATCACTAAATCATTCATTAGCCCATTACCTCCCGCACCTTGTGCGCTCGCTCCCATGCGTGGCGGTCGTTGATCTCCTTGAGCCGTTTATCCTGGCCCAGATATGGCAACTGGTCCTCAATCGGATCTTCATCGTCAGCCACGAACAAAGGCTCCGGTAGGCTGACAAAAGATAAGCGGCTGGTAGACCGCTTGCGCTGTTCTTTCCGCGCATCAGAACTTGTGTCCTCCAACACGTCGTTGATATAGCGATAAGCTTCCTCGGCCGTATCAAACGACGGCCCGTATGCCTGTCGGCTTGCACAGCCGATAATTTGATAACTCATATCACTCGCTCCGTTCCTGTTTAATTTCAACATATCCGTGACCCGCAGGCTCAACCATAAAGGCGTCGTGGAATCTGCGAATATGCTTCATGTCGTCGTTCGGCAGCAGCTTGGCTGCTTGCATACCGTCCAGAATGAACTTTTTCTGGAACGCAATATTGTCCGGATCAATCCGATTGTTTGGGACGTGCCAGTGGAACCAGAGATCCGCCGGCCACTGCCAGTCAAGACCATCATTCATGGCATTTTTGACCCACAAAGCGCAATTGTCGGTAGCCTGTCGTTTAAGGCTCGCAG